GCATCTTCAAACTGATTTACTCGCATTTATACACTCCGATTGTGTATTTATAACGACGGGGAAGTTATGGTTAGTTAGCCGTTGGCTACTTTAGCTAGTGCCGCTTTAAACTGAGCTGCCGCTTGTGGGTTACTCATGGCTTTAGCCATGGCTTGTGTCAGCGGTGCCAGTGTGGCATTCTGAGTGGGTGTTAGTTCACCACCCTGATTGGCAGTGGCCAATGCTTGTACCACTTTTGCTGGTGGTGATCCAGCAGGTACCATGTTTTGAATCTGACTGTAGTTCTTGCCAATTAGTGATGTGGCAATGGCAGTAGCATCGTCAGCGGGTCCGCCAGGTTTGGCTGCTGGTTGACCAGGAACTGCTGGCTTTTGTGTGCCTGCAGGTTGGCCAGGAACTTGCGTGGTGTCTTCAGCATCTGATGCTGGGGTTCCTGGTGCTGTAGGTGGTGTTGCTTCTTTAAACGACTGATATTCAGTAGTCAAACGTTCTGCTAGTGTCTGTGGTGCTGGTTCATAACTGGCCAGATCACGGATAAGTGACATGCTGTCGTCACTCTCGCCCACAAGTTTACCTTTGAATGGGGCCTTGTCAGTGCCCATTGCTGTATCAGGACGATGTTCCTGTTCAGCACTCTTGTAGGGCTTGTCCAGCATGGCCTGCTTTTCCTTGCCTTCTACAAACTGATAAAACTTGCGGATATCGAATGTCATATTAACGTTTGATCATTTTGGATTTCTTGGGTGCTGCCATGGATACAGCAACACTGGCACTGCTGGTACCGCCAGCACTTGCACCACCCATGCCAGCATCTTCTGTAGCAACCATTTCGATGTTGTCTACGCCGCTGACTTTTTCGTATTCCAAATACTCACGTACTGTTTTTAGATAGTCTGCGGCAATGGTGATTTTCTCACTTACCCAGCCATCTAGTCCTTGTTCTTCGCTGATGCCCTTTAGCATCTGGTGTAGAGCGATAGCGTTCTTGGCAGCAAAATAGCAATCACTGCGGGCCATCTGTACTTCGTGATCCTGCTCCATGCGACTGGCTTCATGTCCCAGATTCTCGTTTACAATGTCGTTGTATTTCATGAATGTTCCTAACCTATCTGATATTTATGCGATTTCGAATTTAATTCTATCCGACATGGTATTTATTGGTACTAGTACCTTGTCAATATACAGGTCCGACAGCGTGAATTTTGCCACAGAATTGGCAGTTTCCACTCGAATCATGTGCGTTCCTGGCAACAATATACCCGCCATTACCTCACGTATGCGTGTGTTGCTGTCCCACGCCCATGTACGCTCAGTGATTAAATCCTGATCCAGGTACAGCCGATATATGCTGCCTAAATCAGGATTGTTAATCATAACTGAAATGTGGACTTCTTTATAGGTTTTCAATTAGCCAAAAGTAATAGGGTGTACTGAATTTCAACTGGATGACACCATTCCAGCCCATGCAACTCTGGTTGGGAATCATGCTCTGTCCCTGCCAGGGTTCGTCCAGATGATACTCGCTGTGTCCGTACAACTGGCGGAACAGGTTGACATCATCAATTACAATCTCTTTGATGGTCAGCAACTGATCTTTCACGATACGATCGCCATCCATCACAGTGTCCAGTTCAGCTCGTTTGTTTAGCAGACGCACACCAACGGTATGATCGCCGTCAGTCAGCTGTTGCTCAAATTCAAACACCGCCGAGACACCACTTTGTAACACTACTGGTTCCAGTGACACTGGCACGTTGTCCACCAGCACCTGAAACTCTGGGGGTCGATCCCAGAATTCAGATTCCAGTGTGATACGAAATTTAAGCGTTTCCTGGAGGTTGGCCATTTTCTGTAGTCACTCCCAATAGTGAAGTGTCGCCTTTGAATTCGTAGAATCCAGCGTGGTTCAACAGGATGGCCTTGTGTGCCCAAACCTTGCCGCCCATGTCACGCCAGCGTTTGCAGAATGTCCAGTCTTCTGACAGGTAGTGTCCGTTTTCGTCAATCATGCCGTCAAACAGAGCATACATGTGTGGTTCAAACTGTTTACCAATACCAATGTCATCCACATATTTGGTTTGTGGGTACTTCTCAATCATGTCTTCCAGTGCCTTGCGCTTGACCATCATGAAGCCAGTGCCAATGGTGGCCACTTCTTCCAGTGGGCCTTCGCACAATGCGCCAGGAACACCGTTCACCACATACTGTGTGGGAATCTTCTTCATGGGGTACAGGCCGGCAATCACGTCCTTGTCAGCTTGTAGCAACCAGAAAATACTTTCGGGTTGGAAACGGATGTCAGCGTCAATAAACATCAAATGTGTACTGGCTTTGTTGAACAACATCTTGGATACCAGGTTGTTGCGTCCACGTGGGATCAACGATTCGTTGACCATGGTGTCTAGACTCCACTGTAGTCCCACTTGCTGTGCCATCAGAATGAAACGCAAAAAGCTGGTAAAGCAGGGTTCCATGATCTGTCCACCATAACAGGGGATACAGAAATGTACGTGCTTGCCAGCGAACGGATTCTGTTTGGGTACTTCTGGGTTTACTTGGGGGAGACTTTCTTTGACAATGTCACTGATTGATTTTTTTGTACTCATTGAGTTCTTTCATGGTTAATGCTGATTAAGCTCTTTCAACTTCCACTACAACACCAGACCCCAACAGCTCTTCAGCTACCGATTGCAAGGCATCGCAAATGTCATTGGTGGCAATGTATTGTTCATCGCCATCTCTGTCTTTGATCAATTTTGAGAGTTTGATCACAACTACTTCTTCGTGTATCTTTGCCATGGATTAAATCCTTAAAAACTTATTTAGTGACCACTATCTTGTGTATCGCAGAAACAGACTGTGGTTCAATTATTTTTAAAAAGGTCACTATGGACTGGTCCTTGGCATAGAAGTAGATATTGTATAGATAGGGACTCTTGGAAGTCAACTGTCTTCGGACTCCTTCGGTCACTTGCACTTCAGTGCCCTGATTGTTCAGGAAGTTCATTATGTTGGTTTTGGATATGTCCGAGTACTTGCCGTCACGTATTTTGATCAGATACTTGTAGGGTGTGGCCTTTTTGCGTATGATGTTGCCACGCACCAGGGCATTCACGTACTGATCGTCTGGTGTCCACAATTCAACTATTGCAGGCGACCAGGCGCTCAGCTGGTTAGCCACATCAAACAGTTCGGATTCTGAACTGCTGTAGAAACTGATATGCGGATCTTCACATCTGGTGTGTATATTGGCATTGTTGTTTTTAATATTGTTCAGTTCAGTAAGCAGACCCACATCAGCATCTTCCAGCCATTTGCTTCTGCGCCCATGCCCCCAGAATCCCGGCTGATAGAATTTGGTATATGCCGTGTGGAATTCCAGTTTTTCTTTATAGTGGTCAGCAATGGACACGTTGGGCTTGACATTGCGAAGTATGCCGCAGGCTTTAGCGTACACCTTGAGCTTGTACAGATACTTGCCATAAAACTGTTTGGTAACAGACTTTATGGCAGTGTTGGGAAATGATTTATTCCAGTGTGATAAATCCATTTTCGTCTAGTGGCACACCAGTGGGCAACAATGGTGTGTGCTTGATTTCAATAGCTGTGGTATAGTCCACAGTCACAGTACCCGGTTCCAGCTTCTCGAATAGAATCTTTTTACTCAGTGGTACTTTGATCATGTCGTTGATCTTACGTGCCAGTGGACGTGCGCCCATTTTGGCATCAAAGCCTGTGGCAACCAGATGTTCCACACAAGCTTCTGTCAGATGTACTTTAATCTTGCGTTCATCCAACAGGTCATTTAGATCCTTGATAAACTTGACCACGATCTTCTTCTGGTCCACATGTGCCAGTTTGTTGAACTTGCAGATGGCATCCAGTCGATTGCGGAACTCGGGTTTAAAGAACTCTTTAACTGCTTTGTCGTCTTCGTCGTTCTTGTCAATGTTACCAAATCCAATACTCTTGCGTTCGTTGTCACTTGCGCCCAGGTTACTGGTCATGATCACGATACAGTTGCGGCCGTCTGCTTTCTTGCCGTTACTACTGGTAACAACACCTTCATCCATCAGGCTCAGTAGGATGTTGCTGACATCAGGATGTGCTTTTTCAATCTCGTCAAACAGGATAATACTGTTGGGATTCTTCTCCAGATCACGGATCAACAGGCCACCGCTGAGGTTGCTGTCTTCGTAACCCACATAGCCAGGAGGGGCACCAATAAACTTGGCCACTGTGTGCTTCTCCTGATACTCGCCCATGTCATACTTGAGCAACTTCATGCCTAGGTTGTTGGCCAACAGTTTGGCAAATTCCGTTTTACCAGTACCAGTGGGGCCTAGGAACAGGAAGTTACCAATGGGCTTGTTGACTGTCTTGAGACCAGCACGACTGACATATACACATTCCAACACCTGGTCCACCACCTGATCCTGACCAAACAGTTTGTCTTTGATGTTGGTTTCCAAATGCATAAACGAATCAGTATTTTCTTCCGCAGTGCCCAATTGGTTTTTAGGTATCTTGGTGATGCCGCTGAGGATGTCAATGATGTTGTGTCTATGTACTACCCAGTTTTCCTGTTGTATTTTCAGTTTGGCACAAGCAGTGTCGATTAAATCAATAGCTTTGTCTGGCAGCTTTTTGTCTGTCTGGAAACGGGCACTCAGTTCCACTGCGGCATCGATTGCATCCTCTGCAATGTATCCATTATGGAACTGTTCAAAGTGCGATTTAAGTCCCAGTAGAATCTTTTTAGCAGTTTCGATACTGGGCTCTTCCACTGTCATGCGGTGGAAGCGGCGCATTAACGCACGATCTTTTTCAAAGCTCTGTGTGTACTCTTCCCATGTGGTACTTGCAATCACTTTGACATCGCTCTTGGTCAGCACTGGCTTGATCATGTTGGCAAAGTCCACACCGTTGTTGGTGCCTGCACCTGCACCACGCATCTGGTGTGCTTCATCAATAAACAAAATACACTTGCCCTTGCTCTTGAGTGCTGCCAAAACGTCTTTAAGTTTTTCTTCAAACTCACCGCGATATTTGCTGCCTGCAAGTAGTGTACCAATGTCCAGGTTGTATACAGTGTAATCCTTGAGATAGTCGCACACGTTCTTTTCCACGATGTTCAGTGCCAGTCCTTCTGCAATGGCAGTCTTGCCTACGCCTGCATCACCAACCATTAGGATGTTGCTCTTGTTACGCTTGGCTAGTACTTCTGAAATCTCCAAAATCTCAGGATCACGTCCAATTACTGGATCAATCTTGCCAGCTGATGCCTGTTTGTTAAGGTTGGTACAATACTCTTCCAGCACCGCCCCTGCGCGATCCTTGCCAGCAGTTTTAGTGTCTGTGTGTTTGATCTCGTAGTATTTGTTGTAGAACTGAATTAGTTCAGACTTGTTGATACCATATTTGATGCAGAAGTAACAGGCATGACTATTGGTCTCGTGCATCAGGCTGAGGAACAGATCGATAATTTGCAGTTGGGCTCGACCGCTAAACAACACCTGTGTTAGTGCTCGATTGAACACTCGCTCAATGTTGTTGGTCTTCCTGGGTAGTATATTGCTGTCTGCTACCACCAGGTAATCCTGCTTGCTGACATATTCTTCCAGTTCAGCAACCATGTTGTCTATATCCACACCGTAGTTTTTTAACAGTTTGTTAAATGGACCAAATGTTAGGAAACCATAGAGCAAGTGCTCCAGTGTGACATACTCATGATTGTGTTTCTTTGAATAGCCTACTGCAATATTAAGAACTTTTTCAATCTCGGGTGTATGTGAAATCATCAGCTGATCCTTGTTGTTAATTCTTCTAGTATCCGTCGGTCATCATCACTGATGTTCTTGGGCACAGTTATATTAATATTTAAGTACCAGTCACCTCTTAAGGAAGAATGTAACTGATACAGTCCCTGACCACGCACTGCCAGTTTATTACCCTGTTGTACACCAGCTGGCACTTTCACAGCAAATGTCTTGCCCTCCAGACTGGTCACCTCTCGCTCTACGCCCAGCATGGCCTCCAGACAATTGATCTGGAATTCGCTGACCAGGTGCAAGCCATTGATCATAAACTCTGCGTGTTGTGTCACGTCCACTATAACATATAAATCACCCCTGGGCAGTGTCCCAAACAGGTTGTCGCCCAGATTGGGGTACTTTATTGTGGAGCCAGATGACACACCTCTCGGAATATTTACTTCCACATTCTCACGAGTTCCATTAGTAGTTTTGACACTGACAGTGGTCTTCTGATCACCTAATGTGCTATGCAGTGTTACAGTAATGCGTATTTGTAAATCACGGTTGCGGCGCTGTCCATGGTGATGTCCTGAATTGGGTTGCCCCTGCTGGCGGAACATGCTGAATATGTCAGCAAATGGATCACCACCCCCACCAAAATTAAAGTGGAAACCACCAGGCCCGCCCATGGGCGATGGGTTGTCGTAGGCTGCTCGTTGTTCAGGATTACTCAACACACGATAGGCTTCTTCAATCTGTTGGAACTGTGCAGTATCACCGCCCTTGTCAGGGTGATGCTTGCTCGCAAGTTTGCGATACGCCTTCTTGATTTCGTCAGGCGTGGCTGTTTTGGAAATACCCAGTGTTTCGTAATGACTCATGAAGCAAATTTTAGTGTAAACAGTATGGCTGGCTCTTCCCACTCAAACTGGAACGTGACATGGTCGTCATCGAACCCGCCGTCGTCAGAACGCCAGTTCACATAATAGCGTTGGAAATAACCCGTACCAGTTACTGGATAGTTGTCACACCATTCCATCATATCACTGACACTACCAGGGCCGCACTTGTACCGATTAATTTTAACCTTGTATCTAAAGTCTGGGTTACTGCGACCCCCGCCACCATAAAATAATTCCATATACTATTATAAATGAAGAAACCGGTTAGTGTCAAACTAACCGGTTGTCTTGTACGCGGCTGAAATTACTTCTTGCCTTCTGGTACTTTCTCGCCTTCTACTTTCTTGTGAGTTTTAATCTTCTTACAGGCTTGTTTGTCAGAACCGTCTTTGTTCTTGACCACTTTACCTGCTTTGTCCTTTACAGGCTCACAAACTTCTTTGACTTCGCCACCAGCATAAGCTGAACTGGCTAGGGCCAAAACGATTAGGGCTAATAGTTGTTTCATTTTGTTATTCCTTTATAGTAATGGTTGTTCAGCGTCTGGTACGATTTTCTTACCGCCTGCTGTTGTTGCTACTGGTGCTGATGAACCAAAGCCACCGCCAAATGCTGGTGTACTTGTGGTCTGCACAGGCGCTGATCCAAAGCCGCCAGCATTAAAGCCGCCGCCTGTTGCTGGTCCAGTTGCGCCAAATCCACCGGTTGGTGCTGGTGCTGCCGCAGGTAGGCCAAAGCCTGTTGCTGGGGCTGTTGATGTTGTTCCTGCTCCGCCATTGTTTGCTCCTGCTAATTTCTCTTGTGTACGGCCCATTGCGGCGATACCTAGAACTGCACCCATTGCGATGTGGAATAGTCCAGCACCTTGCAATGTCAGTGGGTTCCATTGTGTAATGGGTGTATGTGTCACTGTTTGTAGTGTGCTCCATAGAATGGGGAACACCACCATGTCCATGGTACATACCACCATGTACATCCAACCCATCATGGGTCGCCATTTGGCATTCATCCAATCTTCTTTTTTCTTTTCACTTGCGCTCAGCGCGGCTTGTTGATCTGGCATTGTCGGCTCCTTTTATATGATCATTTCTTTGGGTGTTTACCACCACATACTGGACAGTCTTCTTGTTGCATATTATTTTCCTGCCCTTTCATAGATTGTTTTTTGTAACTCATACCATTCAATCCAGGTATCGGATTTTACTGCACACTCGTAATATGTGCTGTAATTCATTGTGATAGTTTTGCCCAGCTCGGACAGCGTGGGCTTGTCACTAAGGGTTTTCAGCTGTGGGCATGGCACCATCACGTTGCTGCCTTTTTCTGGTGGGTTGGGAAATGGCACCTTGACTGGCACTGTGGTGCTACAACCAGTAACCAATGCCAACAAAACGATTGATAATAGTTTTTTCATATTATTGTTTCTCAGGTTTTGCTGCCGCATCATTGTGTGCTTTTATGAACTCCTGTGGGATTTCACAAACGCCACCTGGCATGAATTTGGTGTCATATTTGACAATCTCTTTGTCAATATATCTAGTGATGTACTCAGTGCGTCCACGAATTACTTTAACTCGCTCTTGGCTTTTCTTTTCCAGCTTGCTGTTAACCTCAGCACTCTGTGTTTCTGCTTCTTTTAGTTTAGCTTCCAGCTCAGCAACACGAGCACGCCATTGCATTTCAGTGCTGTAGCCACCTTCCAGATAGATACCGCCCACTAGTAACAGCACACTGATCACCTGCATGGCTCTATAGTATGGTGCTAACATGGGCATGAATCGCAACACACGATTGATTACAAAGAAACTCAACAAACAGCCCACAATACCCAGCACAAGGATAGTGTGTACAATAAACTGTATAAAACTATCTGGCAGGAAATGCAGGATCCACATGTTATGCTCCTAGCACGTGGCAAGCATGGTTGTAATGCTTGATGCGATCTTCTAGACCAATTGTTCCGCCGTTGATGCGTTTGGTCATTGTTAAGATGTCACCACTATCTGCATACTGATTTAGGTTGTTGGCTTCCCAGAACCAAGCAGCTGATTGTACACAACCTTCAAAAGTTGTCAGGTGTTCACTGGCTTCTTCAACACTGATTTCCAAACTCTGTGCATAGCGTGTGTAGTTGTCCTTGCCAGTCAACTGGATTAGACCACGACCGCAGTAGCGGTAACCATCACCTGATGCTTCTGGGCCGTTGCCCATGCGTCCACCATAGATGCGGTTGGCGATTGCTTCCTGCTTGTTGGGTTGAGCACAATAGTGTTGTGCAGTAGGCAAGTCAAAATACTTCTTGAACAGTTTGACCAGAGTTTCTGGACGATAGTTTAAGTTTTCTTTAATTGCTCTAAATCCACCTGACTCATGAGCACATTGTGCCAGAAAGGCTGCTATGCGCTGTGGTGTGTCGATATCGTAATCTGGTAGAATTTCACATAATGCTTCGTACCAGTGATCAATATATGGATTGTTTGGTACTATTTGTTTTAATTGGTCTAACGTAAGATTGAAACTCATGCTGCCGGCTCCTTTTGTTTTAGATTATTCCAGCGGCGGCCCTCAATGAATCTGTGTCGGCGTTTCGTGGTGCCTTGGTCGATACAGTAACTCCTGCCGCTGCTTTCATTTTGTCAATGTCTCTATTATTATGTTCTGCATTGAAGTCATCAGCGTTTAATGGTACCACGCTGGTGATATTTTCTGGTGTGATGTCGTGACGCTTGAGTTCTCTGCGATACTTGAAGTGCCACTCGTCTATTGTTTGTTCTGTGAGATTTAAAATCTCGTTAATCATTTTGGTAATCAGCTCGGGTGCGTCTTTGGTACGTTCAATTTCCACAAACACCAGATACCAGCCGGGTTCCAGTTCTCCCGAACTGACATCAGCATCCAGTACCCAATCGTAACCGCTTTCAATAAAGCTGACTAGGTCTTCTGCTCCGTTCTTTTCACGTACTAGAAAACTCAGGGTGATGATGTCTTCATCTTCGCCCATTTTGCTCTTGTATTCGTCAATATGTAATTCAGGCTCGACCAATCGAGCCAGGTCGCCATGTACTAGGCCTTCGTTAAGCTGGTTGTTGTTCATCTTCTGGTGCCGTTGCATTGTCGCCCGGTCCTTGTTGTGTTTCGTCATCCAGCCCGTCCTGGTAAGCTGAGTCGATGTCTTCTAGGTCAATAGTTTCCGATTCCAGTTCCACGCTACCCTGCTTGATCTCATCCATTAGACTCTTGGGCATGGTGATGGACACCAGCCAAATGGGTGCTTTTGCTTCTCTGGGCAACTTGGTGCCGGGTTTAAAATCGCTAGGGGTGTCCACTTTCTTGTCGAAAGTGATAGTATCCTTCTGGAATGTGACTTCGCAATCGTAGTCCAACAAACGCTCTCCGCCACGTGGATCGGGCATCAGTTTGTGTGGCCACATGAATGTGCAAGTGACAAAGTATTTTTCAGTTACTGGGCCTTCAACCAGCTCGCCTCGCTGCCAGTTTTTGTAGGCATAGACGTTTAGTTCGTCCAGCACACGCTCGAAGTTCAGCAGAGTCACTAGACTGCTGTCGGTCATGTAGACGTTTTTAGTGTTGGAAACGATATCGTAAAGTGTAGTGGCCATAGTAAAAGTATTTATGCTGACTGCTTCATCAGTGGTCCTGACAAAAATTTAAGCACAGCATAATATTTAGTACTTAGCAACCCCTGAAGAACTATGCACTATCAGGCTGATTTTGGCAGGTAAATACTTTTGTGGACCTGGAAATTGCCAGATCCCTTAACTGGCAAATCAACTAGGTGCTACATAACACCAAGGAGTGACCAATTGTCTAAAAAAAGAAACAGAGCCGTAGCAAATCAACAAAACGATAACACTATTAGTTTCAACACATTCGTTCAGCAAGCACAACAGCGTAAAACCATAACATTACACCCCAAAAGCGTAAATCAGGAAACTTACGTGGAACTGCTGACGAACCCAGAACGTTTAATTGTATTTGCAACTGGGCCAGCAGGATCGGGTAAAACTATGTTAGCTACCCTAGCTGGCATCAAGGCCCTGAGAGAAGGCACTGTAGATAAGATTGTAATTACCAGACCCGCAGTGGGAGTCGATGACGAGCAACACGGCTTCTTACCCGGGGATATACAAGCCAAGATGGAACCATGGACGCGACCTCTGCTAGATGTTTTTGCAGAACATTACAGTCCCAGAGAGATTGCTCGTATGCTAGATGACCAAATAATTGAGATTTCTCCCCTAGCATATATGCGTGGTAGGACCTTTAAGCACTGTTGGATTATTGCAGATGAGATGCAAAACGCCACCCCAGGGCAAATGAAGATGGTCCTAACCCGTTTGGGTGAGGGTTCCAAATTAGTGGTAACTGGTGATTTACAGCAGGCAGACCGTAAGGAAAATGACAACGGCCTGCTGGACTTCCGTAACCTGGTCAACGGGTACAGCAACAGTAAATATGTTGCAGGCGTAGAGTTTGGACTCCGCGATATACGCCGCCACCCCGCAGTAGCAGAAGTGCTAAAGATTTACGGGGAGGGTTGACTTACGACAAGTTTATAGATTTGACTCCAATCATCCACCGACTCATAGAACCCGTGGTGGGTTCTATATTGGTTGTGTGGGTGATTCAGGAGGATGCTTTTTAGGCCCAGCTCTGAGCCGACGACTGCATTGGCTTCTTTGTCCTCAATCCAGTAGAGCCCTGCCCCCGCATAGGGTGCTAGAGCATGATCCTTGTCTGCGCCAGTATCCAGGCACACAATATCCTTGAATACCTCTTTGCCAAAGATTGCATTGAGATTTTCGCATCTGTATTCCACACTCTTGGGATCAATGCCAATACTGGTGATCACTGTAAACTTGTACCCGTGATGACGATGTAGCAGTTGTACATAATATAGACTGTCACGATAGGCTTCTAGACGACGAATTCGTTCACTCTTGTTGAACTCCACCACCTGCTGGTAGCCTTGTTCGTTTGTGATGCCGTAACGGTGTCCGATCTTGTATCGTGTTTTGTCAATGTCATCACTGTGTCCCTGATCCAGCATCCAGTCGTGGAATGCGGGTTCCCAATCCAACAGCACGCCATCAGCGTCTGTCAGAATTAGTTTTTGTGTCATAGTTTAAGAGATTCCATACTGATGATTTTGCCCAGTTCTTCGGTAAAATCCTGTTGATCGGTAATGATGTATGTGACCCCGTTGTTACGGTCTCTTGTGTTATCATACGTTCTGACTTCCACAATCTTGCCACCACGGGCATTGAACACATTGATACGGATGGGTTCTGCTGATAGCCCTTCACGAACACGATCGCTGGCAATGTTCATTTTTAGACCAGCTACTTCGTTATCACGCTGGGCTAAGTCCCATGCTTGTTTGCATCTGTTAGCAAACCATTTGTCAAACCATTTCATTTTTTGTCCTTTCAGCTTCTACTACACGTTTCCGTAAACTAGAACTACTGAAAGAATGGTCTCTGCCATTAAACACTAGTTCGATATTACGGTCAATACAAATTTGTTTACCTGTAAACTCTTTTGTCTGATACTCTACCCCTAGTATTCTAACATCGACTGGCAAAATAAGCAAGAGATCTTCTAGATCTTTTTCGGTGTTGTACACCACAATTTCGTCCACATATCTGGTGGCAGCCAGAGTGATCTGACGTTCCACTATGCTCTGAATGGGTGCGTTTTTCTCCACGCGATCCTGACTAGCATCGTTCTGCAATGCGGCAATCAGATAATCACAATGATTTTTGGCTTCGGACAACATAGCAATGTGTCCTGCATGTAACAGATCAAACTGGCTGAAGGTTATACCGATCTTCTTGCCCTGATCCTTGAGTTCACGAATTTTATTGAAAATCATCTACGATTACGTAATATGTTTATTGTATGTTCCAGAGTGCCCAAGCGGCTACGCAGTGATCGTATCTCCTGCGCTTGTGATTGTACCACAGCCACGATCTCATCAATCTGTGACTTGGTGTTTTTTAAGACTTTCTCATGACTCAGTAGGTTGGGACGTGGGGGCGCATTGGGATCAACCGCACGTTTCTTTTTTACTTTGTATTGTGAATAGTCCATATCATTACTTATGCGTCTGTGGCAGCTCGCATGGTCTGGAACTTGCTGTCACGCCCGATGCGTTCCAGTGCTTCACGTAGATAGTCAGGGTGTGCTTGGTCGTAGAAGTCCAGCCATTCCTGATATGTAGTTTCAGGGTTGTAACGATTCTTGACAATCCGTTCGTTGGTCAAATCCAGCACCACAGCGGCTTTTAATTCGTCCTTGGTTTTGAGACCCAGTGTGATCTCCACGCTTTCGTCCCAACGCAGATTGTCAGGATTTTTTACATATCCAGGGATGTGTGTCTGCTTGGGGTCTTTGGGCACTTGCACATAGTAGGCAAGTAGATATAGATTCTTAACTTTCAATTGCACTCAACTCCACTAAACATGCGGCCAAGTTGACTTCAGGATCTGCCACCAGAGCGTGATTGACCAGGCCGTTGCGAATGATCAGCAGTGCCTGGTCCTGTTTAAATGGGTCAGCACTCCAGATATTTAAATTGTCATACATCCAGCGGAAAATGTCGTTAATTTCCTCTGGTCTTACTTGACTACACACTAACGTGCGAGCTTCACGAAACTTGCGTTTCTTGAACAATTCCACCATTTCCAGCTTGTAATCGGCTGAACTGGCTTCACTTTCGCTAGGTGCCACCAGTGTGCCACTGCTACTGTTCATCTGTACTAGATTCAAGCATTTACGCAGGTCAGGGTATGTGGCTTTCACATAACTGTCCAGCACATCCAGATCAAACTGTACACCTTCAGTAACCAACACAGTGGCCACACGAGCAGTGAACTCAGTGTGATCAATCTTGTCAATATGGAAACCCTGGCAACGACTGTGTAGCGCAGGAATGATCTTGTTGGGATAGTTACAAGTGAGGATAAATCGAGCTGTCTGTGCGTATGTTTCCATCACACCACGCAACGCTGCCTGAGCGTTGTGTGACAGATAGTCAGCTTCGTCCAGCAACACGATCTTCAGGTGTCCAAACGGCATGGTGCTGACAAAGTTGGTGATCTTGTCACGAATATCGTCCACCGAGTTCTCACGTGATGCGTTGATCTCCAGCACATCATACGGATCCACTTCCAGCTCATTAATTAGGATCTTGGCCAGTGTGGTTTTACCAATACCAGCTGAGCCTGAAAAGATCAGATGTGGAATGTGTTTTTCTTTGATCCAGTTGGCAATCTGACTGCGTTGGTTTTCACTCTGAAACACATAGTCAGCTACTGTACGTGGACGATACAGTTCAGTCCATAATTCGCGCATAAAAAATCCTTAGTTGAAAGTTAATGGGATTATACGCTGTCAACAATAGTGTCGTCAACAACAGGTTCATCACTTACCAGCAGAATGTCGTTGTTGTCCACTCGGCGCAGTATTTTGACACCTTCATCATCTTCAATTTTGACACCACGTGTCCAGCGACCGTGTGCCACACAGATCCATTGCCCAACTGATACCTCAGTCTGATTGGGACCAATGGCATACACACGGGCCCAACGTGGGCGCACACCATGTGATTTGCTGTCGTCGCCCATCAACACAATACCGCCTGATGTCAGGCGTTCTTTGAAAACCATGTCACTTACCAGAACATAATCGTTCAGTGGCATGAGACTTTTGATACGAATATTACTCATAGATTACTTTTTAGATTTTTTGTCCATTGGGCCTTCGGCCTCGTCA